TATATTATCTTTACAACTCAAAAGAGAGTTGATCAAAAACTGACCTAATCAACAAGGAATAAACTATGAGAAAATTCGTATCCTCTCCGATCTACATCTATCACACAAAGAAGAAAATGGCAGCTAAGGGATTGAACAAGCAGGGATGTGGCTGTTGGTATGTTGAATTCACTGACGGCACGAGAATGCAGTGCATGCCGAGCGAGAGGTCAAACTCGTACGCTAAAGTGATTTCTGAAGAAGACTACAAGTGGATCGCTGGCGCTGATACAAAGAAGTGGAAGCGCAACAAGTCCGCTTGGGACAAGTATCAGATCGAACGTGCTCATCGTATCGTAGCAGCGCTCTAGAGAAACTTTGTCAAATCGTAAGTTGGACAAAAAAGAAAAGAGAGGAAGAATTCTTCCTCTCTTTCTGAATGTTTGGTCAGCTTGTCGATTAAGCCTGCTCGATACCGACATAGTCGGAACGACCAGAAGTCTCGATCTGCGGGAACTGCTTCTTGACGATGTCAGAAGTAGCCTTGTCGTAGCCGCTGGTGTAGAGTGCGGAAGTGACGAGACCGGAAGCAAGTGCTGCCTTCGGATCGCCTTCTGCGAAGCCCCAACCGGACTGCGGGAGATTGAGCTTGAAGGTTTCCTGGACATCCAGCCAGCCGTTCACGCCTTCGGCGAACTGGGTGTAGATGCCATCAACATAGCTGGAGGCGACGAAAGCAGAATCCGGGATTCGCTTGTCGTTACCAATGTGATACTGTGACTTAGAAGGTAGTTTGTACATTGTCAAAATTCTCCTTATTGTTAAATTTCACCCTGATTACCAAGTGCCTTCGTCGTTAGTATCGAAACCAACCTTAGAAGCAAGTCCTTCGAATCTGAGAAGTCTGTAGTAGTTCTCAGCGCCGAGCATGTTGTCGGCGAAGGCGTATCTGCTCATCACGCCAACTCTCGGAGAGAAGTCGCGAGGATCAGTAGCCTGAAGTGTCAAGCTGGTGATGTACGGGCAGTATACCACACCGCAGTTAGAGAGGCCTTCGCCCTTGTATGCGATGAGTGCTTCACCGTTATCGATACCGGTCATCGGGTCAACAGCGTTGTTGTCGATGAAGACCTTGATGTTTCCGTTTAGAGTACCTGCAGCTGCGGTTGCAGAGCTACCGTTGACGTTTGTAACGATCTTGCTGAAGTTCGGAGCAGCGATCTGCAGAGCAGTTGCGATGTCCGGAGATACGACAGCGATGTTACCAGAGCTGGTACGAGTGCTGGTACGGATGTTGTTCGAAGCGCCAATGAGCTTAGCGACGATGTTTGCGAGTCTTTCCTGAGACCAACGGCCATTCCAGCCGTCGCCGAAGCCTGCGAGGTTCGGATCGTTAGGAGATCCACTCGTAGTGCCTTCCGCGAACTTGTAGGTTTTCGGTGTGCAGAGAGCCTTACAGTGAGCGATAGTCTCACGGTCGGTTTCCTGGACGAGCTCTTCCTGACAGGTCTTGATCATCTCGCTCATCATGTCGAGGTGCTGCATAGACTCGATGTCCTGAGCAGACTCGATAGAGAAGCTAGATCCGACCTTACGGGTCTTAGCTGCCACGACCTGCGTAGCGAGCATGAGACCGAGTTCCGGCCACTTCTCAAACTTGTTAGCGTCTCCGCCGAGCTTCCAGCGTTCTGCAGCTTCAGTCTCGACAGCGGTACCGGCATCCGGTTCGCCAGAGGCGTTAGCGGTAGAGCCAGTGAAGCCAGAGAAGCGAGCGACGTGCTTCCAAGCAGCTTCGATGATTTCTTGAGGATTCGAGGTCTTGTAGATTCTGCGGACTGCGCAAGCGAGAGACACCGGACCGGCCATAGGCTGAACACCGACGAGTACGTTTGCGAACATTTCCGGGAATGCTCTACGGACGATAGCCATAGAGATGTTCGGAAGAACGCCCTTACCCGGGCCACCATGCGGAATGCCCTGGTTGAGACCAGTAGCACCAGCAACGCCCATGCTGAAGTCTTCGTCAAGTCTCATGCCCTTCTTGACCCAGCGGTCCTGGTTTTCAAGCAACTTTGCAGTGTTAGCACGAATATACTTGTCCTGAATAGATGCAACAGAGAGTGCATTTGGCTTTTCGCTCCATGCCTCAGTGATTGTCTTCTGTGAATTTAGGATTTTCATTCTCTTTTACTCCTTGAAAATTCTTATTCCTTACAGCTCGCAGTACTTAGCCACTGAGGTGAGGTACTCGTCGCTGCTTTCGTCCAAGCGTCTGGACTGTTTGTGTGATTTGATACGTTCGTTTACGAAGTCTGGAGTGTTGTCCTCAGAATAGGACTTCACGAAAGACCTAGGTCTCGGTCTTGAGGATTCCGCGACGATGCTCTTCGGAGCAGTCATCTGAACCTTGCTCTCTCGAATGGCCTGTTCTCTTGCCTCTTCGATTCTCTTTGCAGACTCCTTGAGCATGTTGCAGTAAGAATCGATGTCTGACTTAGTAGTAGCGAAAGACTTCTCGGCGAAGAACTTTCTGACGTTGTTTCTGTCAGCAGCCGGAAGGTCAGCGACCTTTTCTGCGATCAGAGCGCGCTTAGCGTACTTCTCAGACATGTTGGTGAGGTTCATGTTCTCTTGGATCTGAGCAGCGAGAGTCTCTTCGAGCTGAGCAGCGTGTGCCTGAGCTTCCTTGAGCTTCTTCTGGCCAGATGTGTTGAGAGGAACAAACTGTTCTTGATAGAGGTTCTGGATTCCCTTGATGATAGGAGCGAATGTCTCGTTGACAGCTGCATTCTTGATGATATCGGGAGAGATGTTCTCGACGATAGCGTAGTCAAGATAGTCGTCAAGCTGCGCGAGGATAGACTCTTCCATCAAAGCCAATTCCTGTTCGTATTTTTCCGCGAAAGCCTTTTCGAAGTTCTCTTCGATGTACTTAGCACAAGCATCTTCGATCTTCTTCTTTTCTTCATCAAGAGCCATAGCAGCGTTCTTAGCGATTGTTGCCGTCTTGATGTCGAGATACTTCTCTGAGAGTTTGCCAAGCTCTGCTTCCTTTTCTGCAGCTCTCTTGTCAACTTCTCTTGCGATGTATTCCTCTGCTTTCTCGGAAATAAGATTGGTTTCAGCTTTAACTCTAGCTTCCACAGCTTCGTCAAAAGATTCCTTGACAATAGCCAAGTCTTCTTCTGAGACGCCTAGCGCTTGGAGCTTTTCTGCGATTTTATCCATTTATTTCCTCCGGCTTATGATTTATATATTTCAGAATTTTCTCTGAAAATTTGCTTTTTTCATGAGAAAAGTCAACAATTCTTGTGAGAAACGTCAACTTTTCTCTCTATTTATCGTGAATTTCTAGAATTTTGAAGCCAAATCACGAAGCGTATCGACTTCTCCAGCCTTCTTAGCAGCGTCGATCTTGTTCTGATTCTGGATAGCCAGGATAGCAGACTTGATCTTCAGCTTGAAGTAGTTCTGAGTCTTGTCGTCAGTCTGGAACAGAGATCTGTTGATGATATCGGAGAAACTCTGAAAATCTTGAATATCGTCAAAATCTTCTGGTTTAAGCTTCTTTCCGTTCGCGATCACTTCAAGTACGTTCTTAGCCTTGTCGATCTCAGCGAGATTGACGTCACTAGCGTTGATAGTGTTGTTGATGCTGTCGAGAACTCCTTCGGTGTCATAGATCATTGCTCCAGATGGCTTTCCTTCAGCAGCGCTTCCTTCTTCGTTAGAACCGCCTACGAAGTCTGGATCGTCTTCACGGTCAGCGAATCGGGCATCTCCGACAGCCTCTTCTTCATCACCTAGGTCTTCTCCGGAATCTCCGTGAGGACCGCCAGATGGACCGCCTCCGCCAAAATCTCCACCGTCGTCTAGACCTCCAAAGTCATCTGAACCGCCGATATCGTCATCACCGCCGAAATCGCCATCGTCGTCAGAAGGACCGTCGTCTCCACCGAGATCTTCTTCTGGACCATCCTCTGGTTCAGCTTCTGTCAAAAGCTTGACGAAATCGACAGGCTCAACCGTCTCGTTGACATATTTCTTGATCGATTCTAGATTCATTTCCATGCTTAAAACTCCTGATTTTCCAAGGTCTCTTCCAAATTCTTCTTCGACAGCTTGAACGTATTTGCGCATACTAAGTAGTCGTAAATTCGTCGATTCAGCTTAGCCTCGCAATTCTCGTTCATTATCAACATCATGATGCGTTTCTTGTCGTGATTCTTTATCGCGTCTGCTATGATGTCGAAAGTTCTAGAGTACATGTCGTATAGAACTTCGTAGTCTGACAGGTCGTTGCGATTGCACAGGCTCATGATCAGCTTACGAAGGAACTCATCTTTCCTGCTGATGCGATAGAAAATCGAGAATCTTGTGTAAAGAGGTCTACCCATGATAGTCTTATAGTTTTATTTATTTGCGTTTTCTTAGGTGAGATCGAATTTCGGCAGATCTTCCATCGTGACTTTCTGCTGCGGAGGAAGAACTTTCTTGACCATCTTGAGAATCTCGTCAGATGCGAAGCAGAGGTTGTTCTGGATGTACGTGTTTCCACCGCCCTGGCCAGCAGCTGCGGCTTCTTGCTGCTCTTTGATGACGTCCTGCTTGATGTTGCCGTTACCCTTGTCCTCTACGACCTTGTAGTCGGTTACCATCTGGTCGATCTTAGCTAGACGCATCACGTTGTCAGCCACGACTTTAGACAGAGTAGCGTAAGTGTCGAACAGGTGCGGATTCGTGCCTATCTTCAGCTGCGACTCGATCACTTCCATCACTGTCCTGTTGTCGGAGATCAGAGACTTGAGCTGAGCTTTCATGTATGCCTTGTCTTCAAGGTCATAACGCTGAGTCATGGTCTTGAGCTTGACTTCGGCTTCTAACTTGACGATCTCTTTGTTGTCTTCTTGAGCTTTCTTCTTCAAGTCGGCAACCGATGGACCGTGTCCACCGTTCTCGTCTTCCTCGTCCTCGTCATCTTCTGGAACTGCTTTCACTAGATCGCCTGTCTCCTCTTCAAGGAAACTCATCGGATCTTGCGCAACTGGCTCTTCGGGCTCAACTGCTGCTACTTCTTCGACTGGATCAGGAAGTGTAGGTTTAGCTTTTTCATCGGCTCTTCTGTCTTCGATGTCGAATTCGCGACAGAGAGCGTCAATTGATGTCTCGATACTCATAGTTGACCACGCTGGTTAGTTATGAGATATTTATTGAGAAAAACGTAAAAGGCTCGGGATATTTCACCCGAGCCTAGGTCTTAGGAGGTATATGACAAATTCTAATCTTGGACTTTGAGCATTCTCGGCTTGAAGAACTCCTTCAGCGAGTCAAGCTTTCTAGCTACGACCTTGTCGATGTCGTTCTTGTCCTTCTTGACGCGCTGCAGCTCTTGATCGAGTGCGCCGAACTCTAGGCGCATCTTCTGCATATCTGTCTTCTTGATGGATCCGATCTTCAGGTCGAGAACATATTCTGCACCCTCTTTCGCTCTCGGATGACCCATGAGATACGGCAGATTGTTCATCAAGTGAGACTCAGCGTCATCGGCGTTCAGAGCAGCCTGAATGACCTTCAGATTCTCTGCGGCGCACATACGGCACTCGACATGGAACATCTTGTCGTCAAGCTCTTTTGCGCGAATATCGAGAAGGTTACCCTCTTGCTCTCTTCTCCAGTCGAGCCAGATTCTCATGTACTCGATGAATGACTTCTGGATGAGAACCGTGTCGATGTCTCTCAATTCGGGGTTCTTGCTCTTCTGACGATCGAGCGCGTAGTATTGAACAGCCTGTGAGCAGATCAGATTCTTGTGGATCTTATTTTCGAAAGTGTCTTCGCCCTGATAGACGACTTGGAAATTGCACTTGTTCTCTTTATCGCTAGCGTCGTTAGCGTCTAGCACGCACTTCTCGCCAGTCATCAGCTTGATCATAGCGTTTTGGAACTTTGACGGCTTGAAGCCAGGGCAGTACCCAGTCACAGTGAGCAGATACTTGTCTCTGCCCTGCGGAGTGATCGTGTAGTCGCACTCGTAAGAGACCTTGCCAGTGCCAGTTTCGTAAATGCTCTTCAATTCTTCTTTGGAAGTGAGCAGCTTTCCTCCGTAGACAGAGTCGGGACCGTGAAAGACTTTGAACAGATCTTCCATCTTAGTCTTCTCGCCCTTCTTCAGGACGATCTTGAGAGCGTTTACGATCTCTTCAAGGTTGTGGTCGAGCGTCTCTAGACGAACAGCCACGCCGATACCCTTTCCTCCGTTGACGAAGAATAGCGGGAAGTCCATCGGAATGTCGATTGGCTCCATATACTCGCCAGAGAAGTTAGGAACTTCGTCAGCGACTTCGTAGCTCTCGAAGCATCTCTGACCGAGCTTGCTGAAACGGCACTCGGTGTATCTCGGCGCTGCTGGCTCGTCATCGAGGCTTCCCCAGTTTCCCTGACCCTGAACTAGACTGTAGGTCTGATTCACTAGACCGCCCAGTGCGCCATAAGCTTCAGAGTGCGGATGATACTTGCCCATGCAGTCGCCAGTGACTCTAGCCGACTTTACAGTTGGAGATGTGTTCCAAGCCTTCAAGTCGTACATAGCCTTCAAGAGGCGGCGCTGAGACGGCTTCAATCCGTCTCTAATTGACGGGATCATTCGATCTTCGATGACAGACATGCCGTACTCTTTGATGTTATCTTCAAGCACTTCGGACAATGTAGCTTCGCTGACCTGATTTTCTTTTTCGCTTGTTCCAGTTTTCAGAAATTTGCTCTTCTTGCTCATAACAGTTAAAATTTAGTAAAATTACAGTGATATGATTTTCTGTTGGATAAGATATCTCAAGTAAGCGTAAATGTGCTTACAGAAAGTTGGGATCTGTTTAGCGTTGACTACCCTGTTAGGAATTGTGGAGTTTCCTGGCACTCTACCTGCGTAGTTCTTGCTCTTGTAGAGCGGATATGCGACGTTGTAGCGGAATGCGTTGCACGTACACTTGACTTCAGCTACAGAATTGATCGTCCAGGGCTCTTCTATGGTCTTTCTATGGAACTGAACTAGCACCTTGTATGGAGCAGCCTGATCTCTGGATTCGATAATGCCGCTGCAGATCAACGTGAGCGTATCCTTTCCTTTGGTAGAGGAAGAGATGATGCGTATATTCTTATAGTCCGAATACGGAAAGACCTTTTTGAAGTTGTCCCTTAGCTGAATCAGGTTTTC